GGAATATTAGAATTCTAGGATAGCATAATCATATGATAATGTTAACTCGATTGAAGTTGGTTCATTTGATGACCAATCTAAACTACCGAAGTTTGCTGATTGGATAAATGCACCTTTAAGAGTCCATTGTTCAATCTTATCACCAACAGGTCCTAATAGATAACATTGGATATCTTTCTTATAGAAATCCGCATATCCATCTCTACCTGTAATTGATTCGTGAGAAGTTCTTACCCACTCCATAACTGCCTGTGCACCTGATGGTACAATTGGGTCATAAAGTGTCATGGTAACATCAGCCCATTCACCTTTTCCTTTAAGTTTTCTTTTAACGTTGATGTGGTCCAAGGTAACAGTTTCAAATGAAATTGTTGGTCTTGTAGCTACTTTTATAAGATATGAAGGAATACCATCTATTTCCATGATGAACCTGTTTTGCATCTTTGGTTCAAAGTTGGTATAAAACATATCATTAAATTCTAATACTTCTGCCATTTTGTTTTCTCCTAATTTATTCTACTATAAATATAGTTCTTTTTTATTTTTAATTAATTATGCCGAGAACGAAGCTCCAGTTGGTAAGATGTTGAAATCTAACACGATGAATTCAGCAGTTTTCGTTGGTTGTAGGAAAATCTGTCCAGCCAATATGTTTCTGTCGATTACATCAGGTGTGTTGTTTGATTCATCCATCACCACTCTAAATGCATAAAGTCCTTGTCTTTGTTGTATTCCCTCTAAATAAGGGTTTACAGTATTTAAGAATCTACCTCTTGTTTGAGCCGTATTCTGTTCAAATACTAAATATCTTGATGTAGAAGCAATGTACTTCTTAACCTTAATCATTAATCTTCTTACATTAATTCTATCAAGTGCAGATGCTCTATCTTGTAAAGTTTTCTGTCCAAATGCAACAATACCTTCACCAGGGAAAGCAGCGATTGGATTAACTTTTCCTTCATATAGAGTATCTCGTTCCGCATGTGTTAATCTGTTTAATACAGAAACAGCACCTACGATACCACCTCTATTTAAACCTGCTGGTGCAAACCACTCAGCGGCTATTGCATCATTTCCAGCATATATTCCAGGCATCAATACTGATGGTGGAACAGATGTTAATCTATTCGTTCTTGAATCGATTGTTTTAACCCATGGGTAGTAAGTACCTACATAGTTACTATCTAAGTTACCTGCTTGTTCAATTGCTTGTGAAATAGTATCTGATGTTACGTTTCCATTAGATGAATTGTAAGTTACCCCTACAACATCTCCAATGAAGAATGCATCTTCTCTAGCTTCACACATATCAACTACTTTATCAAATACATATGAGTGATGTCTTCTTACAATACCAGGTACTGATACTAAGTTGATATCAAAATCATCTGGATTAGATACTGCGTTGATTGCTTTTACATATGCAACTGAACCTTTAGCGGTTGAAGTAGATAAATCAAATCCTTGTGAGTTTCCAGCACCCCAATCAGAATCACCATATTTAGCTGATTTGATTGTTGGTGATACTCCATCGAATCCACCTTGGAAACCTACTATAAATTGTCTTTTATTAACATCAGTTGAATTAGAACCAGTAAGTTCATATCCAAATGCTTTAGTTCCACCTTGTATAGTTACAGTACCATCAAATGCAAATACTGTGTTTCCACCTTGTGTTGCTGATGTTGGTATTGGTGATAAGTAATTGTTGTTATCTATTTTTATAACAGCTGTATCTAAATCTATACCACTATATTGTACTGATTTAGAAGATGTGTTTTCATCTGAACCAGTTGAGAAGATAGCTGATGGTACAATAGATTCACCATATCCATGAGAACCAATATCTCCAACAAAAATTGGGTTATAATATTTTTCATGTCCGAATGGTCCAGCAATGATTGGGAATGAACCTTCATCAGAACATTCTACTCTAATAAACTTAGAATTGTTTTGGTAATCACCATTCATTGTTTGTTTACCATTTGCATCAATAGTAATATTCATATCACCAATTCTTTTCTTAATGTAGTTTGGTGATGCAGGGTCTAAATTAACATTATTAAATGTTTCTAATACACTTGGTCTCTTATTAGTATCAGAGAATCCTCTTACACCAATTGAGAAAGTAGAATAATCAGTTGCATTTGATGAACCAGCCGCTTTAACATTGAATATTATAATTTTGTATTCTTTATTATAATTAGAACCATCACCGATAGTGTGGAATCTAAATAAATCATGTCTTTCACCAGAAATCAATTGAGATTTTATATATGGTGTTGATGCATTTAGAATATCTTGTGTAAATGCTTGGTCACCTAAAGTAATTAACTCAGTTGAACTAGAATTAATAGTTGAATTGTTTTCTGTTGCAAAATTTTCAAAGTAATTGTATGCATATGCTGTTTTTGAACCTCTTGGGTTACTTCCAAATACATCTCCTATATCATTTCTATTTGCTGGATTAGTTGATGCGGATATTGCACTTGAACCACTTATTGTGATATTAAATTCCGTACCAACACTTCCTGTATCAGCAATTGTTAATGTTGAACCTGCATTTGATGTTCCATCTCCATTATGAGTTTGGAATATTGTTGATATTAAGTTAACCGATGAACCACTACTTATTACAGCTTGAGGTCCTAGTTCTGTATATCCACCCTGATTACCTACACGAACAATAGTTACTGTTCCTGCATCTCTCAGGTAGTTTTGTACGGTATATCCTGTATAGTATTCTCCATTAGGTGTACCGAATATTTCTTCGAATTCTGATTGTGTATTAACAACGGTTGGTACAAAAGCAGGTCCTTTATGGAAAGGTCCAATTATTGCTGCTCCAATTTGTCCAACTCCTTGTGATATGAAAGAAAGGTCATTTTCTCTCGTAAATACACCAGGTGATACAATTTTTTCTGCCATTTTTATTACTCCTTGTTATGTTTTTGTATAATAATACTCTTATATAAGTATAAATAACTTTTTCTAAAGGTTACTTTTTAACTTCTTTAGATTTAGTTTCTTCTTTTTCTATTGGTGTAAACTCATTAGTATTTGGGTCAT